ACTGTCCAATCTACAGCACCAATCCAACCGCCGCCTCCGCCTCCAGCACCAGCCGCATTTGTACCATCTGCATTTCTTTGTCCACCAGCACCACCGCCGCCAATTACAAACATTTTGTCAATTACACTTCCTGCAGCAATTGACCAAGATGCGTCAGTTGCAGCAAATTCTTTAGTAGTAGAACCACCAAGTGATTGTGCGCTTCCTGCATAAACACCAGCAGTTAAACTTTCATTTGTAGAAGCCGAAGCATCTACTCCTGTTGCATCTGTGTATTCATCTATGATTTGGTCTTGTAAATTGTATTTTGCTAAACTGCCATTTGTTGCTACTTTAAATCCTAACAGGGCGATATTAGATTGAACTGTATTATCGTCATATTCTGAAAGAGCTTTATAAGTTTGGTCTCCAGCTAAATAAGTTGAAGCTGAAGCTGTTCCTGTACCTAAATTAGCTGTAGGTACAACACCTGTAATTTTTGAAGTTACATCTATTGAACCTGCTAATTGAGCATTTGTAATTCCTGTTCCTAATCCACTAACACTTGCTGGTAATGTAACTGTTTTTGCACTAACATCAAATGTTGAATTAACTTTAGCACCTGTTACAGCACCATCTTCTAATTTAGCTGTAGAAACTGTATCATCTGCAGGTGTTGATATTAAACCAATACCCATTTGATAAATAAAATCACAAGTGTTTGCATCACTTAATGCTGCATCAAATGTTACAGTAGCTTCATTAACTGTAAAATTTCCATATTGAACTACACCATCAATTGATATAACTAATGAGTTAGCATTAACTGGTGTAAAAGCTGTACTGTTTTGAGTTAAGTTATAAGGACCAGCACCTGTTGCAGTAGCTGGTGTTATAACATCTAACTTTTCTACATTGCTAAACTGTTCTAAATTTCTTCCTATATAAGCCATATTATTTATTCTGTTCCATTATTCACTAGGTTTTGTTATAACTATATTTTCATTTACCTTTACATTTCCAAATTCATCAAAAACTATATCTTTTGGTTCATTAGAAATATAGGTACTAGGAATATCTCTAAGGTTTTCTCTATAAGTTTTATATGTATTTCTTAATTCAGTTGAAATTGCAAAATCTTCAATCATGTATTTATCGGTTTTATTTAACCAATTATTTCTATCTATCTTTACTCGCTCCCAAGAATTATTCCAATTTTCTTCGTCTTGGATTTGCTTGGCTTCTAATTCAGCTATTTTATCTTTAAAAATATTTATTTCAGAAGTTGTTGCTTGTCTTGAATCACCATTTTTTAATTCTGCTTCATTAATACTATTATCTTCATTTATTTGAATTGCATGAATATCGTTAAATTGGTTCCACCAAGTACTATCTTCAACTGTAAAATGATTATTATTTTTTACGATTGATTTATCATCTATTATAATACTTAAATTCATTTTTTCTCCTAAGTTTTAATTATATATTTTAAAGCTACATATGGTTGAAGTACCGATAAACTCGAACCACTAAATGAAGCTGATGAGCCATGATTATGAGAATTACTTGAACCACTACTAGGCATAGCTGCATTGACACCTGAACCAGGTGAACGATTTTGGTCACCACCAATGAAATTATTACTACCACCTCCTCCCCAGTCATCAGTCCAATTACTTGTTCTATTGTGGTTATGTGAAGGCATTTGAGCAGTTGATATAGTATGGTTATTTACACTTACAGAAACAGAACCACTTGGTGTAACAGTTTCAGCACCCCCAGTTGAAGCATGAGCTTTAGAGCCACTTTTTCCTAAAGGAGCTTTATCTTGTAAATCTGGTACATTAAATGTTGAAGAACCATCACCAGTTCCCCAAGTCGTTCCAATAACTGTAAATAAATCTGAGTAGGTTGTTCTTGATACTGCTGCTCCATCACAAGCTAAAAATCCAGTAGGAACATCATCTTTACCATAAGGAACAATCAAACCTGTGTTTACACCTTGAATACCTGTTAAAGATGCACCATTAATAGCAGGTAATGTTGTAGGAAACCTTGCGTCTGCTAAAGTACCAGAAGTAATTTTAGTAGTATCTAAATTAGGTATTCTTGCGTCTGCTAAAGTACCAGAAGTAATTTTACTAGCATCTAAATTTGGAATCTCTGCTGCGTCTAAATCTATTGCTTGGTTTCTAATTTTAATTATTGCCATAATTTTATATTATTTTGCTGTGGCACACACACCACTATTTGAAATTATTGGTTGTCCGAAAGCCATGTAGATGTATGTTCCATTAGAAGCATTTTGAGATGCACCAGTTGACCTTTGTTTAAATCCATTACTTAAAAAATCTACCGCATCACCACCACTTTCAGCATTATTTAAATCAGCAAATAGTGTTTGGTCTTTTGGGTTAATAGTTTGTCTTTTATTGTCATACATCATCCAAGAAGCATCAGTATCAGTTCTTTTGTGAATTACAAACGCAGGTTTAAATCCTGTGTAAATAAATGTTCCATCAACATATCCATTTCCTGTGTAAGAACCAAATTTTGAATACCCAGAAATTTCTGAAAAGCAGTAAGCTATGTAAGTATTATCACTAACATTAGTTGCAGTATCATCTTGAACAGTAAATACTGAACTTGTGGGTGCTGTACTACCCCAAGAACCACCTGATGTACTTTCATCACCATTTGAATTTAATTGAACTCTTTTATTAGCACCAGATAAACCAGAATGATAAACATCCCAATTAGAAGTTGCACCTATATTTTTTGCTATGACCATTTTTGGTGCTGAACCTAACCCATGACCAACTGTAGCTAAACTTCCTGTACCTGTATAAGAAACAATACTAAATCCAGCAGTAGTATTTGCAGAAACACTTGAGGTTATGCTTCCATCTGTGTTTGATGAACCTGCACCATTTGCTAACCAATTCCAACTTACATTTGTAATAGTACTACCATTTGTATTCCCACTTCCACCACCTGTCCAACCAGTTGTTGTAAAAGCTGTTAAAGAAGTTGCTTCTGTAGCTTCTGCTGCATCTAAATCTGTATAAATTGTTTCTTGAACTCCTCTTATAGTATCCCACAGAACATGGTTGTTTACTGAATTTCTAGTTTTATTCCAAATCATTCCACCATTAGCTGACATATTTAAACCAGTAGTAATAGCTTGACTAGAACCTGTACCTGTATGCAGGTTTGCTACAAAATAATCTGTACTTTTATTTATTGTTGAAAATTCCATTATGAATTTATCTCCTTGTTCATTAGCTGTTAATTCCTTTAAGACTTAAAGCTGTATACCCTGTGGGTACATCATACTCAAATTTTCCTATGTTTGATGCGTTTGTTCCTTCTGAAGAAATAGCTGTTGTTCCGAAGTAGCCATTACCGAAGTTAAAATTTATTGAAGTAAAACCACCATTATAAACAGTGCCACTAGGAAAATAAGTATTAGAAGCTGATATACTGCTAAATGCTGGATTTGCACCAGTAGCAGGATTTCCAGAATCAAACCAAGTTCCATCTTTACCAAACCAGATTTTTCCATTATCTAAATCTAAAGCTCCCATCATAATATCACCACTTGCTAAAGCTGAACCATAGGATGTACTATTTTCGTCATTATATTTATTGCCACTTGATGCTACAAGAACATAACTTGTGCTAGTATAACCAACTACGTTTGATACAGTTTGTAAATTATTTAATTCAATATCACTTGACACACCATGATAATTTGCTGAATTTGGACTACCATTTACTTTCATTTCCCAATAATATTTACCACCACCTGTCATTCCTATTGTAGAAAAATGATTTTGATATGCTACTGCACTTGGTGATACAGTATTATTTCCTTGACTAAAACTAGGTGTGCTTGCTGTTCTAACAAGTGGATTTAATGTAGCAAAAACATCACTTGGACAATCCTCTGTATTCGTAAGTGTACCACCAGCTAAAGTAAAATTATTACTGTTAGATGATTGGTCTGTAATTGTATTTCCATCTTCTAAAATTGTAAATCCATTATTTCCCAATGTAAAACTTGGGTCAGTTATAATTTTCCATTCTCCAGTTGTACTATCTGTTTGTCCAAAAACTGTTGGTGCTAAACTTTGACCATCAGCAAAATTAATATGGCTCATAATCCCATCAAAAAAAGTAGGACCTGCACTACCTGCTCTACCTATTTGTAAAGTTTGTCCATTATTATTTACATCATTCCAGTCTGTATTTTGGTCTGGTAAATTTCCAGTATTAATAGTTGTGTCTTGTTCTCCATTAACATAAATTTTTAATCTATCAGCTTGTGTTACTTGTGTACTATCTGCTCTAAATACAATGTGATACCATCCATTAACATCTCTATATTTTCTTGTACCTTCATTGTATTGTCCAGCACCACCTTGAGATGGGTTATAAATATTAAAAACATCATCTGCATTAAAGACAATAGCTATACCAGTACCATCATTCCAACCACCTGCTGTACTCATTAAACCTTGTACTGCACCTACTCCATTTCGTTTTACCCACATAGATAAAGTCCAAATATCTCTACTTGTTCCTGTGCCTTGTGTTCTTTGTAAATATGTACTAGCCATTAGTTAAATTGTCCTCCTCCTGTTGCACCATGAGAAATTGTCATTGTAAATTCTCTTGCTGCTCCAACTTGTGATTCTGCATCTGTTGGAGTTATTTCAAAAGTATAAGTAGTTGCTGATGAACTTCCAGTTTCTGTTCCACTTATAACTCCTGTTGCAGTTGCTAATGTAACACCACCAGGAAAAGTTCCTGAAGTTTTTGCATAAGTAATTGTACTATCTGAAGTAGCTACAACTGTTTCTGATATAGCTTCTCCTGCTGAAAAAGTTCCTAAAGAACCTGCTGCAGTTGTCCATGTAGGAGCTGTACTTGATTGTAAAATTGCGTTAGTTGACATTCCAGCATTACCATCTGGATTCTCAACTCTAACTCGGTAATCTCCAAGAGCTAAATTGAAGGTTGCCGAGATAGAGGTTGCACTTGTCCAAGAAACTACTGAAGCTCTTGTATATGCATTAGTTGAACTTACTGCTTCTACAATTGGTACATGAGTAGAATCACTTGCAAAATTAGTTCCTGTAATTGTAACACTTGTTGCGATACTTGGAGGAATAACTGCACTTACTGCAGTTACAGTAGGTTTTGCTTCTACTGCATCTATCCAAGCTAATTGATTTGTTGATGTTCCATCTGTTGATAAAACTTGTCCATCTGTTCCTACTCCTGTAGGAAGTGTTAAAGTATATCCAGCACCTGCTGAATGAGCAGGACTTTGAATATGTACTGCATGAGTATTTTGTTCACAATTTAAAGTTAACTTACCAGCAGCACTTGCACCATCACCTTTAATTTCTAAGCCAGGTGTAAATTCTGTTTTAGCATTTGTAATATTATCAGCTTTAACTTTTGCAGTTTCAACTGCATTAGTTGCAATTTTAGAAGCAATAACAACACCATCTTCAATATCACTTGAAGTTAATACTGCGTTGCTGGGAGTTCTTCCAACATATGCCATAGAAATTATTTCCTTAAATTATTATGCTGAGATAGTATCTACAACACTTGTAATTATATCAACAGAAGAAGCTGCTGAAGCATAAGCTTTAACTGCATCTCCACTCATTAAAACAACTTTAGAACCACCATCAATTAATTCCAAACTTCCCCCTTGAGGGATTGGAGCTTCATTGATAATGAAGTAATTAGTTGTACTATTCTCTACATAAACAGAAACATTAACTGATGTACCTGAAGTGTTAACACATCTAACACCAATGATAGCATCATCAGAATCTGCTGATGCTCTTAAAGTTGTAGGAGAACCAGAGCTATTGGATATGTTTCGTTGTAAAGTTCTTTCAAAATCTTGTGCCATAGAATTATCCTAATTATACCTTTTTTTAATCAAATTGTCAACAGAACTTATAAAGCAATTGCCATTGCTACAGCAAAACCTGCTGAAGCTTTAGTAGCTAATTGACTTTGTATATCTGAAGTTACACCATTTAAATAACCAAATTCAGTATTATCTACTGAACCATCTCCAACTAGGTTGGCATTTAACCTGTTAGAAGAATCTATTGTAGCTTGTTTAGTATCTATTTGCGTTTGAGCATTAGATGATAAGCTATTAATAAATTGAAATTCTGAGTCTGTTACTGTTCCATCTGCTATTTTTGTAGCATCTATTCCAGAAGCTAGAGTAGTTACTCCTTCTTTAGTTGAAGTAAATGCACCACTTATAGCTTTATTTTTCCAAACACTTGCAGCATTATCATAAATAAAATAATTAGCATCTGCTTCACTAGCAAGTGTAACATCTGTTAGTTCACCTAATTGGTCTCTAGATGCTGTTGAATTATCTACATAAGCTGTAGTTGCAAGTCTTGTTGAATTATTTCCTGCTGATTGTGTAGGAGCTGTAGGATTTCCAGTTAAAGCTGGAGAAGCTAAAGGAGCTTTTAAATCTATTTGAGTTTGTGCATTACTTGATAAAGAATTAATATATTGAAACTCTGTACTTGTAACAGAACCATCTGCAATTTTAGTTGCATCAATTGCTGCTGCAGCTTTAATATTTGCATCTTCAATATTTGTAATACTATTACCAGTACCATCTGCATCTATAGTTTTATTTGTAAATGTATTTGTACTTGATGCTGAAACATCTGCATTTAAAGTTACTGAACCAGTAGTACCACCACCAGATAAACCTGTACCTGCAACAACTGCAGTTATATCTCCAACTGGAATTGTAGCAACTTGTGTATCTACATATGCTTTAATAGATTGTTGAGATGAAACTTTAGTAGCTGAATCAGATGCCATGTTATCTTCATCTAAGAAAGCTGTACCACTTATACCAGTATTTAAAACTGGGCTAGTTAATGTTTTAGCTGATAAAATCTGAGTATCAGTTAATGTAACAACAGAACTATCAATTGCTATATCGTCTGCATTTGCAGTAATACCTGTTCCACCAATAACATTTAATGTTACATCACCTGATGTACCACCACCTGTTAAACCAGTTCCTGCTACAACTGAAGTTATATCTCCAATAGGTACTGCATCTACATAAGCTTTAATTGCTTTTGCTGAAGCTAATGTATCATCACTACCTGAAGCAGTTGTTAAATCTGTATCAACAGAAGTTACACCTGTTGAAGTACCAATAACTAAAGTATCTAAATTTACAGTACCATCAAAATGTCCATCTTTAAATTCTAAAGAACCTGTACCTAAATCTATATCATTATCTAAAATTGGAACGATTGCTCCATCTTCAATTCTTAATTGTTGTACTGCTGCAGAACTTACATCTGTATAAAATTCTAAATGATTATTAGCTGTATCAATTAAAATTTTATTTAATGGTGTAGCGACACCTGCATCTCCAAGGACAGAAATAACAGGACCTTCGGCTGCTGTGCCATCATGTTTGTGTCCAGTTGTATTTACAAATGCTGCAAGTAATTTATCAAATTCATCATTAAATAATACTGCATCAATTACATTTCCATCTGCAATAGTACTTTGTCGTGTATATCCTGCCATAAAATTATCTTCTTCCTCCTGCTATAAACGATACAAACATTCCATTAACTGAATAAGAAGCATCTGTATCATTTGTATAAAATCTAAAACTATTAGAGAAACCACTACCTGTTACTAAAATTCTTTTACTTGGTAAAGTTGTTGCTCCAAAAGTTGATGTTCCAAATTTACCAGCATTGGTTGATGATAAAGAAGTTGCAAATACTGCTGCACTACTTAAACAACCAATTGAAAATTCTCCTGGTTGTGGTACATCAGTAGATTCAAAATCATATCTAATTCTTAATTTTACATTACAGTTTGTTCCTTCTGGTTCAAGATTTGCTTTAACTGCATATAAACTTTTTCTTAAACCATTATCACCATAATCCATATCTGGTGTTTGAAATCTTGCATTAATATTTGAACCATCAAAATTATTTCCTGAATCTAATGTATAAATATAACCAGATTCATTTGCACCAAATTGTACTTCTGTATTAGATGGATTCAATGCTGAACTACATTTTTTAATTTCCATACCTTGTGTTTGACTCCATTCAAATGCAGGAACACCATTTGCATCAAATTTAAAAGTTCCTATAATTCCTTTTTGTCCAGAAGAGGGTAGACCAGATTGATAATAAAATAATCTGTACTGACTTCTTTCTCTTATAACCATACTACTAATTGTATAATTAGCTATATTAGTTAATAAATCATTTATTAATGGTAATATCTTTCTACTAATAGAACCTATTTCAACATCACCAATTCTAGCTGTTCCAGCAACTGTTCTTAATCCATCAGGTGCTAGAAAAACTAAGTCTCCACCTATCTCTTGAATTGTGTTTCCATCTACACAACCTATATTTTTAGTTACTGATTTAAGTATAGGGGTAGAATCAAGACTTGTCAACTCAAATATACTATTTTTACAGAAGATAACAAGAGTATTTCTAAAGACTTTAATACCTACAATAACATCACCAGTATCAATTGTACCTGCTGAAGACCCAGTAAAATTATATGGTTCTAATCTTTCACTATAAGCAACTGTACTATCTGAAATACTTTGTCCAGCTACTATTAATCTTTCAGCATATATAGTACATCTTTTAGGATTAACAGGAGAAGACCTTTCTAATGTTTCAAAATGAAATACATTATTTCCTGCTGAAACAGTTATTTGAAATTCTGCTATCTTATTATTACCATCTGTTATATATAAGGTACCATAAATACCTTCAGATTCATAATTAACAAATTGACAATTAGTTTGATTTGTTCTTGGTTCTACTGTTGCACTAGATAAATCTGCAGAAGACATACCACTTTTATAAACATCTTCTCCACTTGCACTAGAAACAACAGAATAATCTAATGTTAATTCTGTATTATTTGTTATAGATAAAACTCTATAATTAATACTATTAATTTGTATTCTATCATTTACAGCAAATTCAGTTGTAAATGCTGTACCACTTCCTGTAACTACAGCACTTGATGCAGTTACTGATACTGTTCCTGTTTGAACTTTATAAGTATCTTTATTAATTTGAGTCCAATTAATTCCATCAGTACCCCAATAAATATCATCACCTTGACAAACAATAACTCCATTTGCATAAGGAACTAATCCTTCAATTAATTCAGTAGAAACACCTGAAGGTATTGTTGCACTACCTTCACCAAACTTTGTATATCCATTTATTCTTCTATAACCTCCTGTTGTAGAAGATTCAAAATTTTGTAATTTAGTAGCTGCACCTGGAGTTCTAAATAATGCATGAGAACTTGAAACTAAATCTAGTCCTCCTGCAACTGTAATTGATGCACCTTGAGTTGGCATATATTTTTAATCCTTATGGTAGTAAGTATGTAAATCTTACATCTGACATATATTGTGGCTGTGGTGAATTTAAAGCATCAGCCATTGATTGTAATCCTTTTTTATATTCATCTAAAGCTAATTGCGATTGAGCAATATTATCTTTAAATTGATAAATATAATATCTAGCTCTTGCTAGTAAAACTGGTTTGTATTGTGTTGGAAATAAAACTGTATCTGTATCTGCAGATAATTCTGAAGGTCTATTATAAGCAAAGAAATAAATTCTATAAACTTCATTAGGTATAGGAGATAATCCAAATCTTCTACCATCTGAACTTCTAATAACTCTTAAAGGAGTTCCATAAGTTTGTGAATCTGATTTATCTAATTCTTCTGCTTTTGCATAAGTATCTCTCCATACTGTAAGAGTAGTAAAAGCTAATTTATTAATTGTAAAAGGAGCTGACTTTCCACTTACACCTTCTGTTGTAGCAGTAAATGCGTTCCAATTAACTGAATCATAATCTGCATCTATATTTGCAGAACCAGTTTTTAATAAATACCATCTAGTTCCTGCAACAGTCTCAACATAAGTATTACCATAGTATTCATTCTGAGGATTACTGGTACTTAACCAAGACCAATCATCTACAGCATCTACTATATCAAAGTATGCTCTGTTTACACAATTAGCAACTTGCTTTTGAATTCCGACTGCTGTACTAATTGAAGTTAGTTCAGGTTCATTTAATTCAACTAACAACTCGTTAGTCATTGCCAAATATGTTTTTGCCATACTACTATAATATTATTGCGATAACTAATATAATAACTGCAACTATAACAACTTTTTTATGTTCACCATAAATATGTTTAGCTTCTGAAGCTACTACTTTTAATTTTTCTATCATTAATATTCCTTTTATTATTACTTGAATTAAATGATAGGGGATATTGCTACCCCCTATCAAAGTATATTAATAGTTAATTAATATTAGTCAGCAACATATATTACTTTGCCGACAATATCAGTTCTAAGAACTTTTCTACCGAATACCATAAGTCCTCTTACGATATCAGCAAAAGTAGTTGTACTTCTTAGAGATTCAACTATTTTTAGATTTGTTGCACAAGATACTGCACTCATTTGTCCGAACAAAGCTTCTGGAGCTGTTGCAGACCCAGCAGGTGTAGCACCTGATAAGTCGTTAGTTGGACAATTGTTAGATTTGTACATTTGAAAACCTCTTACTAATCCAGATGCTACTAGACCATTTCTTAAAGAACCTTTTCCAGCATTATAGTCAACTGATAAAAGTTTAGAAGAAGTGTTAGCTAGTTCATTATACCACTCTGGAGCAGCAACGAACCATCTACCTTCTTCAGGGCAGTTAGCATCGTCAAGCTCTTTAGAAGCTAATGACATTTGGTTAAGAGGGTCAACTTCACTAGAACCAAATCCAATATCAATTGGAGTACCAGTAGTACCCATGCCAGTAGTAACAGTAGCACCTGTTGAAATAGCTGCTAGAACATTAGTGTCTAGTGCATCTTTCAGTTTGTATGCTGCGTTATCTGAAGCAACTGATTGGAAGTTGACATGAGAAAATCTTTTCTCAATATCATCTAGTTGAAATTGAAAGTATTTAGCTTGGTCTACTGTTAGAACAAGCTCTTGGTCTGTTAGTGCTGTACTAGAAGTAGCTAAACCTCTAGAGTAATCACTTACAGTTATTTGTGGTTCTTTTACTATATTAACAGTATCTCCGAAGTTTTTGATTTCTCCCATATAGTCTGTATTGCAGATTGCTTCTGCAGTAGCAGCTTTTCTAAGAGCTATCTGAACTTTCTTCGAGTATATTGCTGGTACCCAAAATTGATTTGTTTGACCTGCAACACTAGCGTCAAAGTTAGTAGTTGAACCACCTGCGAAATGTGCCATAATTATGACTCCTTTTCATTGGTTAGTTGTTGATAAAAATAGAAAGTTAATTATTTATCGTTAAATAATCTTCCTTCCCTTTGAGCTATCAAAATATCTTTTTCATATTTCTCAAACTCTTGGTCTGACATCATACTGACATCAGATGTTTTCCAAATCTTTTTACCAGCATTAGTTGGTTGGATTTGTTCAGTAGTTTTTACTAACAAATCTGCACCACCTTTTGCAGTATTAGATTTAGTATTGGTAGTTTTTTTATCTAAACCAAGTCCTCGGTCTTTCTTATATAAGTCAACTGCTCTTGCAGCAAGTTTACCATCTGAGTTATTCTCATAAATCCATGATTTAATTTCCATGGGTTGTGAGTCTGCCCAGTTATGAAAATCATCTGATTCTTTAATTTGATTAAAGTCTGGATGAACTCTCGCTAACTCTAATTGGGCTTCTCTTTGAGCTAAACCTTCGTTTCGCTTTTTCAAAGAGCTAACTTCTTCCTGCAAATCTTTCATCTCATTTTGAGACTGCAAGTGAGATACAGTTTCCACCACTCCATATATGTCAGGGTACTCTTTTTTAAAAGCATTTAATTCGTCAACACTTTTAGGTGGTGTATACTTAGGTCGGTTCTCTCTAATCTGTGATTTGAGGTCTCCTTCTTTAGATGTCCACTCACCAAGCTTCTTGTCATAATATCGCTTTAGGTCATCATATCTTTTTTTATAGTCAACTTTAGTATAAGGTTTGGCTTCAACATTTAATGCTGATTCCTGTAAGACCTTATCCGAAGTAGCTGATTCAGAAGTAGATAAGACATTAGGGTTCACACTATCTGTTGTAGTATTACTTGCGTAGTCAAATCCTGTCTTCTTCTCAGGGTCTGGCTGAGCTGGTCCTGTATCTGCAGAAACAAATGGTTTTGGCATTACATTTTCTGTGTGCCAATATTTCTTCCTGTTATAAGGGTTCGCTTCAACTTCGTTAGTTTTTCCTTCGTTTTCATTACTCATAATTTCCTCCTTTGGGCTTCTTTTACTGAAGGTAGCAAAAAAAGGGGTTGTTGTTAATTTGAAAACAAAGCTACAAGGGCTTCTATTTCTAGAAGGTAGCTCGTTTATTCAAGGGTACCATCCCTAGAATTCTTTTATACTAATAAAGAATCTTCTTCAGCAGCCATAGTAGCATTATCTTCTTGCTCTACTATACCTGCGTCATAAGCTTCTTCAGCTTGTTTCATCATCTTTCTTAATTTGTCTATACCAATATTCTTAACAGCTTTTGCTGTAAAGACAAACTCTCCATCTGATAACAATGCTGGGATTGAATCTGAAGTTCCTGTTCCTGGTCCTTCTACTAATTCATCCTCTGTAAATTCTGTTGCTGTTATTTTTGGAACAATAGATTCTAATTCTGGAAACATTTCTACTGCTTCTTCAAAAATTTGTTCCTCTGCTTCTGATAACATTGATGTATCTAAAATATCATCTACTTCTTCTTCAGCAGCTAATTCTATATCTGTTTCTGCTATAGCATCTTCTTCTGCTAAATCCATTCCTGGAGGTGCCATTAAAGGTTCTTCAGCAATTACTTCATCACCTTCTGCATAAGCTTTATAATCTTTTCTTCTATCATACTTTTCATCAAATGCAGCTTGTCCACCAATTGATAAAGCTAAAGGTGTTTGTTCTGCAATATCATTTTCATCCATGTAACCACCTAATGCTGCAGTTTTAATATTAGTTGATTTCATAGTTTCTAATTTTTTAATCTGATTTATAATTTCAGATTGTTGTCCTGTATCAGCTATTTCTAATTCAGCTTCTAATTTATTAATTCTTTTACTTATTAAACTATCTCTTGCAGCATTTCCACCAGCTACTTTATCTCTTGATGGAAGTAATCCTTCATCACTATGTTCTTCTAATATTGGTATATCAGAAGGATGTAATACTGGACCTCTACCTGCATAACCTAATCTTTTCATTAATCCACCTTTTGCTACTGCTATACTTTTTTCTTTTTTTGGTTTCTTTGAATCTTCTTTTTTTTCATAAAAATCTAATAAAGATTTTTTAAAAGAATCTATATCAAGAGCATCTTTCATTTTTTTAAGTTCATCTTGATTATCTACATTATCTAAATATTTTTTTACTTCTGCTTTAGTATGAAATCCACCATGTTCAAATCTTGTTCTATCTTTACCTAGTAATCTAGAAGGCATCCCTGCTCTTGTAGATTTAGGACTATCAACATCATAAGGAGATATAGCTTCATCTTTTTTATTTTCTTCTCTTGAACCGATAGGTCTATTCATTAGACCACCTGTAGCCATATTGATTGGTTTTCTCATAATTCTATTCCTTAGTCTTTATTATAACAAGTGAAGTGTTATTAGTCAACACTTTTTCTTAAATCGTTTACTTGATTAGGCAGGTTCTTCAGTCGTTCCAGAAAATTCCATCTGCCCTGGCATTGGTGGATTGTCTGAACCTCCTGGGATTTCGCCATTTCCTGTACTGTTTGGTCCTGCACCTTCTGGAGGTACTCCTGGAGGTTGACCCATTCCTCCGAGTTGACTAGGGTCAATAGCTTGTTGGCTATTTCCTTGGTTAGCATTTTGATATCCTATTATTTTAGCATGAATTTCTGCTTCATCTTTAGAGTTAATAATTTCTTCAGGGTCTAAATCTAAAGAGTATGCTAACTCTTTAATGACTTCTGAGATTCTAACAAATGGAGCAATTTGTGGATTTTGAATTGTTTGTAAGAACATTGTTAATCTTTGACTTCTAACTTCTTTTCTCATCAAAGAAGAACTACCTGTTGCTTTAACTTCAAAATCACCAATGATAGGTAACTCACCTTCATAGAATTGCATATTCCATTGGAACATAGATTCTCCTAAAGGTTTAATTAAACTATCATCAATATTTTTAATTACTGTTTTTATATTTAATGATGCAGCACCCATAAGCATTGACATACCTGATGCTGTTCTTGTCATACTCTGTACTCCAGTTTGTCCATGTGAATAAGATGGAATACCTGTTGACTCATCTGCAAGTTGTCTGAACTTATCAAACATCTGCATATTTTCTGTAGCAGTATTTGGAAATTTAATTCCATATATTGCTTGACCAGGAACTCCTGCTTGTCTTTTAAAAATCTTACCTGGAAATACTTCCATACTTTGATTATTAACTAAAGCAGATTCATCTATATCAAATACTAAGTTACCAGCTAATGCTAAATTATCAATTGCCATTCTTGCATGACCATTCATAATTTGTTGAGCATCATCCATATTTTCTGGAACACCTATTCCAAAAAATTGATATGGATTATTTTCATAAGCAAAAGCTTGATATGGAATTCTAAAAGGTTTAAATGGATTTTCTACCATTCTAATTACTTTACCTTTACAAGTCCATATATTAACTTGAACTTCTGTTAAGTCTTCTATTTCTTCAGCAACTTCTATACCATATTCTCTAGCAGTCATTGCATCTATAGTTCCCCAAAATTCTAAAACTTCAAATCTATTTTTTTCTATATCACCAAAAGAATTATTTTCTAAATCTATTTGAGTTTCCCAATTTTTTTTATCATAGGTAGGACCCATGATTAAACATTCTTCTATTTTTTCTTTACTGAAAAATGGTCTATTAATTAAATCTTTAAATTGATGTCTGTTCATTCTATGTCTTTGAATAACATATTCACATTCATCCATGTTTCTAGCATTAGGGTCTGGATAAAAATCCCATATACTACAAAATTCTATTTTAGGTACTTTAACAATGTCAGGTGCATATTGTCTTGCATTGCCATTACCTGATAAATTATATTTATGTAAAGTTTTATTATAAGTAAATGGACCTTTTATAATTCCTGTTCCTAATAAACAAGATTCAAAGATTGCACTTCTTAAAATAATATTAGCATTTGATTCATCTAGTTGGTCTTCAATTAATTTTTGTAATTGTCTTGAAGCAATCTGTGCTGGTTTTATTTGTGGAAATTCTGGAAGTTTAGCTGGACCTTCAGATAAATCTGCTTCTTCATATTTTTCTTCTAGACCACCTAACCATTTAGAACCTAATGAATTAAATGTTGCACCTGGTGCTAAATCTTTTCCATCACCAGGATATCCTAAGTCAGAAGATTCTTCTGTTATAGGTTGACCAGGTTCGTATTCTAAATTACCTTCTATTGAAGGAGTTGGTTCCATATTCTCATCACCCATTTGTTCTTTCATGGGATTCATATGAGCATATTCAGCAATACCTTCAGGTACTTTTGTTTCTTGAATAATTAATGGAAACTTTCCAGTTCCAAATAATACATCAATAATTTGTCCATAAGCTGCTAGAACTTTTGTCTTAGTTACTTTAACAAAAACTCTAGACTTCTCATGTTGAGTAAAGTGAACATTTTTATAATACTGTCCACGATAATTATGATAAGCTTGTAACCATCTGTTTTCATCATCTTGTCTTTTATTAGAACAAGCTTGAAATTTGCTTTGAATCTCAGCAACTAATGGTTCAATATTCTGTTCTTCAGTTTCTTCAACTTGAGAAACCAAATCATTTTTAATTTCCATAAATAGCTTCCTTTATACCAATATGTATAATAATACAGTTATTATCTACCCTTGTCAACAATCTTTTTAATATCAACTATAACACTATTAGGAATTATAGTTGTATTCCCTATCTCATCTATAGAACCTGTCTCTTCATTCTTTAATGAATAATCTCCAAATACTCTAGTAATACTACCCTTTTGAGATAATAAATGTCCTTTAGTTACACACACAGGTAATTTCATTTTTTTACAATTCTCTAAAGATTGCCATGAAGCATCTGAACAAATATCTAACCAGTATACAGCTACTAGAGGATATCTATCAATTTCTCTTTTAGCTCTATTATTTATTTTTATTTTTCTTTTTATCATCCTGTTTCTTATCATAATCAGTTCTGGCTTTACCATAGGTTTTAAAACCACCATTACCTTTTATTTCTTTACTCCTAGCCCAATCAGTAAATTGGTCTTTCTCTCCATTATTATCAGAGTATCTAAACATATTTAATTTAAATATCTGTTGTATATCTTCTTGTTTAACATACTCTTGAAGTTCTTCATAACTCATAACTTTATCAAATTGTTCATTAGTAGTTATTTTTTTAAAAGTATATAAAGGCATATTAATATCCAAATGTAGGGTCAGAAGGTGTCCATCTTTTAATTTGTCTCATATGTTCATAAGGAGTAGTAGTTCTTGGTCTAGACATAATTAAATATCTTAAAGCATCATAAGCATGGTCGGATGCCTTCGTATCAACATCTTCAGGTTTATTAGGGTCTATAGGTATACCTTGTATTTCTCTTATTAGGTTAGGACAAGATTTAAAGATTTGTAATTTAGGTCTACCCTTATCATTTATTTTTAATCTCTCATGTATTTGTATCTTGCCTTGAATTCTATTCTTATCAGCTCTTCTAAGTTTATGACCAGCCATAGTTAATACTTCTCCTACTGTTGGTCCAGTTGTTCCAGTCCTCGCCCAAGCTGCAGTATCTAACACTCCTCTAACAGATAGTTTATCTTCTTTCTCATATTGAAAAATTCTTTTAGATAAGTCTAGACCAGTTAAACCTTTCTGATATAGTTCTCTATAAATAATTAATGTTTCATCTTGTGGGTCTAATGCTCCCCATATCACAGCAGACTCTGCTGCATAACCATAGTCAATTCCTTTTATTCTTTCCCAAGTTTTAGGAATAGCAAAAGGAGCTATGCAATGTTTATTATA